GACGGCTTGGCCGCGCAGGTCAAGAGCCTCGATGCCGATCTCGTGCGCTGGCGCGAGCTGGAGCAGATCCAGATCAAGACCGCGACCGCCGCGCCGGCTGCGCCGGTGCTGCGGACGAACGCCTACCCGCAAGTGTCCGTCCGGCCGAACGTCCCGCCGGGCATGGGCTTTACGCGGCTGGTGATGGCGCTGGGCGCCTGCCACGGCAACAAGGCGGAAGCAGCGGCCTACGCCGAAAAGCGCTGGGATGACTCGACGCCGGAAGTGTCGCTGTCGCTGAAGGCGGCCATCGCCGCCGGCACGACGACGGATGCCACCTGGGCGTCGCCGCTCGTCAACCAGACGATGATCAACGAGTTCATCGAGCTGCTGCGGCCCGCCACGATCCTCGGCAAGATTCCCGGCCTGCGGAACGTGCCCTTCAATGTCAAGGTGCCGATGCAGACCGCCGGCGGCACGTACGGGTGGGTGGGTGAGGCGAAGCCGAAGCCGCTGACGAAGCTCGCGTTCGGCTCCGACACGCTCACGATGACGAAGGTGGCCGGGATCATCGTGTTGACCGAGGAATTGGTCCGCTCGTCGAATCCGTCGGCCGAGGCGCTCGTGCGCGCGGACATGATCGCGGGCATCGCGCAGTTCCTCGACGCGCAGTTCATCGATCCCGCGGTTGCCGCCGTCCCTGGCGTCAGTCCCGCGTCGATCACGAACGGCGCGCCGACGGCCGCGGCCACGGCGAACCCGATGGCCGACATCATGGGGCTGATCAATCACTTCGCCACGAACAACATTCCCGTGGACGGCGTGACGTTCATCCTGTCGGCCGCCAACGCGCTGGCGCTGTCGTTCCAGTCGAATCTGGACGGCTCGCCGAAGTTTCCCGGCGTCGGGATCAACGGTGGCAGTTACCGCGGGCTGTCGTTCATCACCAGCAACACGGCGACCACCAATGTCGTCGCGCTGCAACCGGCGTACATCCTTTACGCCGACGATGGCGGCGTGACGATCGATGCGTCGCGCGAAGCGTCGCTCCAGATGGACAGCGCGCCGATGTCGCCGGCCGACGCCACCACCGTGTACGTGAGCCTCTTCCAGACCAACAGCGTGGCGCTGCGCGCCGAGCGCTTTATCAACTGGAAGCGCATCGTCACGCCCGCGGTGAAATACCTCACGGCCGCGGCCTGGCCGGCCCCAACCGGCGGGCTCGCGGTGCAGGAAGCGCCGACCACGGGCCGCGCCCGCGACGCCGGCAAGTAGGCTCATGCGCCTCTTCGGCTACGAGATCAGTCGTACCCGCCCGCCGGCGAGCCTGAGCCCGCCGGCGGGTACGCTGGGCAACGGCTGGTTTCCGGTCATCCGCGAGCCGTTCACGGGCGCGTGGCAGCAGAACCAAGAGATCACGGCGCCCTCGGCGCTGGCGTATTTCGCGGTCTACGGCTGCGTCACGCTCATCGCCACCGACATCGGGAAGCTCGCGTTGCGGCTCGTCGCGCAAGACGACGACGGGATCTGGCAGGAAACCACCAATCCCGCGTACAGCCCGGTCCTGCGGAAGCCGAACCGCTACCAGACGATCGTCAAGTTTGTCGAGCAGTGGATCACCAGCAAGCTCACGTGGGGTAACGCCTACGTGCTGAAGCAGCGCGACGGCCGCGGCGTGGTATCGGCGCTGTACGTGCTGGACCCCGCACGCGTCTCGGTACTCATCGCGCCCGACGGCGCCGTCTACTACTCGCTGAAGCGCGACGACTTGACCGGCGTCAGCGACGGCGACGTGGTGGTGCCCGCGAAAGAGATCATCCACGACCCGATGATCTGTTTGTTTCATCCGCTGGTCGGCGTGACGCCGCTGTACGCCTGCGGCCAGGCAGCGCAGCAAGGCCTCACGATTCAGACCACGAGCGAAAAGTTTTTCCAGGCGGGCAGCCGGCCTGGTGGCGTGCTCACGGCGCCCGGCGAGATCAACGACGAGCAAGCCGCGCGGCTCAAGACACGCTGGGAATCCGGGTACTCCGGCGCGAACAGCGGGCGCGTGGCCGTGCTGGGCTTCGGCATGAAGTACGAGCCCATGACGGTCAACGCCGCCGACTCGCAGTTGATCGAGCAGCTCCAATGGAGCGCGCAGCAAGTCTGCACGGCGTATCACGTCCCGCCGGCGCTGCTGGACCTGCCCGGCGCGGGCAACGTCACCGACTTGGAAGCCTTGTTGGTGAAGTACCACAGCCAGTGCCTGCAATCGCTGCTCGTGAACTTCGAGGCGGCGCTGGACGAAGGTCTCGAGCTCAACGCGCCTTTCGGGACCGAGTTCGATATCGACGACCTGCTCTGGATGGTGACGTCCACGAAGACGAAGGCCGCCGCGGAAGCGATCGGCGCGGGCGCCATGTCGCCGAACGAAGCGCGCTTCAAGTACTTCGGGCTCGGGCCTGTTGATGGCGGCGAGTCTTGCTACCTTCAACAGCAAAATTTCTCACTTTCAGCCCTGAAACAGAGGGATTCCAACGATCCGTTCAGCAAGCCGGAACCCGCGCCCGCGGCCACACCGGCCACGCCTGTCGCGGAACCCGAGCCGGTACCGGATCCCGCGGCCGACGAACAGAAGTTCATCGCGACGCTCGCGAAATCTTTGGAGGGGCTCTCGTATGCGGCCTGAGATCCTCGGCGAGCACCTTGGGCTGACCATACGCGGGCTGATCGATCCCCTGGCGCTGCGCGTGGCCGCGCTGGAGAGCCGGGCCCCTGTGGCGGGGCCGCCCGGCCCGGCGGGCCCGCCAGGGCCGCCCGGCCGTGACGGCCTCGACGGCAAGGACGGCGCGGCGGGCCTGCGGTACCTGGGCGTGCATGTCGCCGGGAAAACCTATGACGTCGGCGACCTGGTCACGGCGGGCGGCTCGGCGTGGTACTGCGGACGCACGACGGACGGCACGCCCGGCAAGTCGCCCGACTGGCAGCTCATGGTGAAGCGCGGGCGCGACGCGCGCGAACGGATCGAGCCGCGATGACGCTGGCCACGCTCGACGCGGCGAAGCTGCAGATTCACGTCAGCGATCCGGCCCGCGAGCCGGAGATCACGCTGCTGCTCGAACAGGCCAGCGCCATCGTGTTCGACTACATCGGCGCGCGCGCGGATCCGCTGTGGGACGAAACGACCGCGCCCGATGTCGTCCAGGCGGCCACGCTCTACACGCTCGGGCACCTGTGGGAACACCGCGGCGACGATACGGCCGCCGATGACGAGAAATTCTGGGCGGGCCTGTCGCTCCGCTTGATGCGGACGCGCGATCCCGCGCTGGCCTGACAATGCCCGTCTCGCGCGGCCAGCGCCGGCACATCGTCACGTTCGAGACGCCCAGCGATCCGGTACCCGACGGCGAGGGCGGGTACAGCTACACGTGGACGGCGCTCACACCGGCGGGCTGGTACGTGAGCATTCGCCCAGCAACGGCCGCCGACGCGGAGGCCGCGCTGGCCGGCACGCAGATTACGCACGTCTCGCACGTCATCCAGGGCGACTACCATCCCGGCGTCACGACCGACACCCGGATGATCTTCAAGGGCGACGTGTATCAGGTGACGAGCGCGATTGACGACGAGGCGCGCGGGATCACCATGACGCTCGTCGCGGATCTTCAGAGCTGACGAATGGCGACCGAGATGAAGTTGACCGGCGTCGAGGAGCTGCTCGACGAGCTGCGGCGCGTCACGCCTGATCTCACCGCCGACGCGGCGGCCCGCCAGCGCACGACGGCCGAGCAGATGGCCGAGCAGATCCGCGCCGCGCTGCCCGTCGTCACCGGCCGGCTGCGCGCGAGCGTTGTGGTGCAGCACGAAAGCTCGACGAGCCCGGCGCGCGTCTTTACGCGGATTGCGGTGACGGCGCCGTACGCCGAACACGTGGAATACGGGACGGCTCGCGTGCCGCCGCGGCCGGTGTTCGTGCCGGTCTCGCGCCGCGGCCGGGAAGCCTTCGCGAAGGCCGTGCTGGAGCGCGTGCGGGACACCGGCCTCCACGTCACCGGGGAGCTGCGGAATGGCTGACGCCGGGCTGGTGGACGCGGCGCTGATGGAAGTGCTGGCGAACGATGCCACGCTGACCGCGCTCTGTCCTGATGGCGTGTTCTGGGGCCGTGCGCCCGCCGGCGCGACGGCGTTCGTGATTGCGGCGCTCTTCGATCACACCGAGACGCCCGCGCTGGCCGGCGACACGCTCTACGAGCGCACGGTGTATCTGGTCAAGGCCGTCGTGCTCAGCGCCAGCAAGACGCCGAGCCGCACGGCCGCGGCGCGGATTCATGCGCTGCTGCACGGCGCCGTGCTGGACCTGACGGCGGCCGGGTACGTCGCGATGGCGTGCCGGCGCGTCGAGCGCGTCGCGTACCCGGAACTGGATCCCGTGAATAGTTCCACGTGGCACCACGGCGGCGGGCAGTACGCCGTGATGGCGTACCCGACAACGTAGAGGAGAACCGACGATGGCGCGACGACACGGCAGTCAAGGCGAAGTGCA